ACCCATATATTGTTGTAAATTGAGTTTCGCAACAAGCGATAGAACTTACTAATAAACAAGATATGGTCACGGATGTTTATGAGATAAAATTAGTCCAGGAGAAGTTAGAGCAATTTAAAGGAAGACAACAAGCGGAGGAGATAACAATAGACAGGGTGGAAGATATTTTAGAAGTATTTAGGGAGAGTTATACATTAGAAGGTTTAGTGTTGAAAACATTACCTATTTCAACGAATAAGAATTATGACGAAGGGTCGACGAGAATTATAGTCACAATACTTATTCAAACCGAAAGAACGGTTGATATAATTTAACAAGAAATAAATTATTAAAAATTAAAATTGGAAGAGAAAAAGAATTAGGAATTGGAATAGAAGCACTTGCTGGAACTTCGGTTGCTCCGCAAGTTTATGTTCCTTTTTTAGAGTGTAGTTTACAAGAAATGCACGAACCGATTGCCGATAATTCAGCAAAAGGTGTTCGTGACGCACAAGGTAACGATAGTGTGGAAGGTAAAAAATGAGGAGAAGGAAATGTAAAAATTGTTTTAGACGCAAAAATTGCTCCTTATTTATTCGCATTAGCATTGGGAGAAGTTGACACAACAGACAAAGCAACTTATTATACACATACTTTCACAAGAAAAGAAGACAACCCACCTTTAACAGCAACTTTTTGAAAAGGCAGGGAGGTTGATAGTGCTAACTTCCCATACGGGGTTGTTAATAGTTTGGAGTTAGAGTTTTCTGATGATGTCGCTTCATTAAACGCAGAGATTATTTCAAGATACCCAGTAACACAGACAAGAACTTCAACATATTCTGCTTTAAAGTATTATACATTTAGAAACGCAGTTGTTAAAGTAGGAGCAAGTGTTGGTGCTGTTGCCGAGATTAAAGTAAAAGAGTTTACTCTAAACATTAACAATAATGCGGAAGCATTACATAGACCAGGTGATAATGACGCCGACATTATACCTTTCAAACAGTTTGAAGTAACTGGAAGTTTTACAGTTATATTTGACAACGACGATTGATTAGACGCATTTAAAGATTTGACAAAACAAGCACTTGTTATTGAATTAACAGGAGGTAAAATTGGCTTAACAAATGTTGATGAAAAAATTACCATTACGATACCAAAGTTTAGAGTTCAAAAAAGAGAAGAAGGTGCTGATTTAGATAATTTAGTAGAAGAAACAATTGATTTTGTTGCGGAATATGATGACAAGGACGGGACAATTAAAATTGAAGTCAAAAACGATGTTGATGGTTACGCAGCAGAAGTTGGTAGTGGTTCTTAATAAATAAATTAAAAAAGGAAAAATGGAAAGACAAACAAAAGAAATTACAACTCCAATTAACAAAGATGTTGTAATTATAAAAGAGTGAATAACAGGGAGAGAATATGATGAGATACAAAAACCAATGACTAATGTTAAAATGGTTATTGATAGCGAAGGTGTCTCGAAGGGAGAGATAGAGGCGGGGGAGGCAACAAGACAGTCCGTTAAAATTGCTATTGAAAAAATAGTAGTTTCTGTGAACGGGGAGAGTAAAAATGTTTATGATTTAGTTGGAAATCTCCGCAAAGAAGATTACCAATTTGTGTTAAAAGAAATTGATAACATTGTTAAAAATGAAACTTTTACGAAGCCACCCATAAATCAATAAAATGATACAAATTAGGCAAAGTAGATGATTTGATGTTAGTGCCTATTATATGTGAGACTTATGGGTGGACTTACGAAGAGTTTTTAGAACAACCTTTATGATTTATTAGGTTTATCAAGGACAAATTATTGGTTGATAATAAAAAAAACATAGAGCAGTTAAAAAAAACTAAAAAGAGATAATGGAACACGCAATAACATATATTATAAACGCCAAAAATCAAACAGACCAAGCATTTAAAGAAGTTGAAAATAATGCTAAAACTTTGAATAATAAAATCAAGGATTTACAACCTGATTTTAAAAAAATGGCAACTATTGGTGGTATTGCGTTTGGTGCTATTTCAGGTGCGATTGGTCTTATGACAAAGAAAGCAATTGAAGCGGAGAGCCAAGAGAAGAGGTTGCTTGAATTACTTAAAACAACACACGGAGCAACAAAAGAACAAGTAAATGTTTTATTAGACCAAGCGGGAGCATTAGAAAAAGTTGGGGTGGTAGCAAAATCAAATGTTATACAAACCCAAAGTCAGTTAGCAACATTTGATTTACAATTAGAAACTATTAGAAAATTGACACCTGCTATTTTAGATTATGTTACAGCAGAAAAAGGAGCAAGTGCGACAACAGAAGATTTTAAATCAATGACCAATGGTTTAGCCCAGGCATTACAAGGTAATTTTGGCTCTTTAACAAGAGTTGGTTTTGTATTAGATGATGAAACAAAAGCACTTATATCAAATGGGACAGAAATGGAAAGAGCGCTTGCTTTGGTTGAAGTTTTAAACTCAACCTATAAAGGATTTAACGAGAACCTGAAAAATACAACAGAGGGTTCGTTACAAGTATTTAAAAACACAATGGAAAACTTATCTGAGACGATTGGAAAGATTTTTATACCAGCATTGAATAGTTTTTTGTTGGCAATAACTCCAATTATTGAAAAGATAGCAGAGTGGGTTGAAAAAAATCCCGAGTGGACGAAATGAATTATATTAACAACATTAGCAATGTCAGGGTTGTTGATGGTTGTTGGTTTGCTTGGGTTGGCTATTCCAGCCATTAAAATTGGCTTCGCCGCATTGGCACCTATTTTCTCATTGGTTGGTTTAAAAATAGTTGCGATAATAACAGTAATTGGGTTATTAGTTAATGCTGGTTTTTGATTATACAAGAACTGAGACAAAGTAATGACAGCAATGAGAGATTGATGAGACGGTGTTGTATTAAACTTTAAAGAAGGCGTTAACACTATTATAAATATAGCGGAGGTTTTTGTAAAGATTTGGGTTGAAGCAATAAACTTTGTTATTAGAGCGTTGAATAAAATAAAGTTTAGCTTCCCGTCGTGGGTTCCAGGTATTGGTGGAAAAAGTTTTGGTATTAACATAGCGGAGATTTCTTATAGCGGTCTCCCAAAGTTTGATTTACCCGAAACAAAAACCGCAACTCAAAAAGCAATGACACCTTTAACAGCGGAGCAAATGTTCGCAAACCCAACTTCCGCTATTAGTGGATTTCAAACACCTTTAACAGCAGAGCAAATGATGTCCACGCCAAAAAACACAACAGCGGTTAGTAATAATGTTTACATTGAAGGAGGTTATTACTTAGACCAAAAAGTAGCGGAGTTGATTGGAGATACTATTATTGATAAATTAAAAAAGTCAGTTAAACTATATTAGTATGGAAATAGTCGTTGAAATAAATAGTATTGATAAAACAAATTATATTACTGTTGATACTATTAGAAAAGAAGACGGTATAAACGACAAAGGGGATTTACTGACTTTTGTAATGAATAAATACACAACCGATACTTATGAACCCGAAATCAATGATGAAGTTGTTTTAACAATTGATAGCGTAAAAGAGTTTGGTGGTGTTATTACTAACATAGACAAAACACTAAGTGGTGGAACACTTATTGAATACAAAATAGAATGCTCGGATTACACACAGTATTTGAACAGGAGGTTAGTTTTAGAAAGATATGACAATAAGACGATAAACTATATTATAAACGATTTATTAACAAGATACGCAAGTGATTTTACTGACGCCAATGTTGACGCAGATATAACAATTAAAACAATTATTTTTAACAGAGAAAATATAAGTAGTTGTTTATCAAAACTCGCAAGTGCTGTAAATTATTCGTGGTATGTTGATTACGATAAAGATATACATTTTTTCAGTAGAAGTAAAAACCCAGCACCTTATTCAGTAACAGATAGTAATGGCAAATACATAAACGGGACTTTGGCTATTACAAAAGATTTGAGCCAAATTAGAAACAAGGTTTACATTAGAGGTTCAGAAGAAGAAGGAAATGAGAGGACAGAAAATTATACGGTATTAGATGACAGATTAACATATAATTTAGCCAACAAATTTGCGAGAAAGCCGACAGTAACAGTTGATAGTGTTGAAGTAACAGTTGGTTTAGATTATATTAGCCCCGAAGATGATTTTGACGCTTTTTGAAACTTTAACGAAAAGTATATTAGATTTAAAGTAGCACCTGATTTAAATGATGAAATAGTTGTAACTGGTATTCCATTATTCCCAATACTTGTTTGTGTTCAAAACAGTAGTTCAGTAGCAGAGTTTGGGGTATATGAATACTTTAAAGAAGACAAAACTGTTAAAAGTAGAGAAGA